AGTAAGTGGCTAATCCTGCTGGCGCAGCCATGTACCCAAAATTTATAGATGACAATTCATTATAAGTTTGTCCGTCAAAAGTAACTAATATACCGTCAGGGACACTAACAGGGTCAAAGTAAATAACCATTGCTCCAATATCTGAAGGGGTGCTTCCAGTGTCAATCTCTGTAATATAAGACCCTCTACCGCCAGGAGGAGGAGTTTGCGTACCACATGGTATACCAGGGTCAGTTGCTGGAGTACATGTTCCAGTCGCTATAACAATACCATACTGTATCTCAATATATGTACTGTCAGCTAATACTATAAACTGGCTAGTTGCTGTATTGTTTATTGCTGTTCCTCCACCGTCATCTAGAAACACGTAGTTCCCAATACCTGGGGTTGCCAATGTTTCAGGAGTAAATATTATTGGAAATGTTGCTGTCGTAGTTGCATTTTGTGCAAAGTAATAATTTATTGTTGCATTAGCACACGTGTCATCTGCTTGAATGCCAGACCCTAAAAAACTATCTAGCTGAATAGGACAGTCTGTTTGAAAAGAAAAAAACGTTCCTTGGATTGGCGCATAAAAATCAACGTTTAAAGTACTAACACTGGTTGAGTTTTTAGGAATAACCTGAGTATAAACTCTTGTTCCTCCACCTCTAAGGTCTATCTGATTTGCATTAACTGTAATAGGCTGAGAATTTCCACTTGGTATATATGAACCGTCAGTTTGTATAGTGTATATTGGAAGAGATGTAGTGCTTACTGGCGTATTGTTATTTGAGCCATAGTATGTCGGCTGACCTAATGGGGTGTTAAGCCCTACTGGTCCTCCTACGTTTCCTATGTATGTGAGCTGATTATATGTCTGCCCATTATACGTAACCAGAACTCCATCTGGAATCAGGTTTCCAACAATAGAGTAAATTACTATTGCACCTGTGTTTGGTCCTCCACTAATTTGACCTAAGAAAGTTCCGTTTATATCCTGAGATTCTCCTGCAACATTACCACAAGGCAAAGCACATTGTGGACAAGGCTGAGATGGCAATAGAACACAGTTAAGTAGTTCACGTACAATTATGCCATTTGAATATAATCCATTAGGAGCGCAAACATTCATTTCATCATCAGCAAAAATTGCCGTTGAGCTCGCTAAGTCTGGTCCGTTTAAATAATATGTTCCTGATACTGCCATTTTATTTTATTTTATTAAATACAGGTTATTGTATTATATTGTGTTATAGAAGCTATAGTCCCATTAGCTGCAATCTCCAGTAAAAACCAATCATTAGGTATAATATAACTTGTGTTTGTAGGGTCTACGTAATAATATTGTATATCACTTGGGCCATTTAAACTTCCTCTGTATAAATAAAACCCTTGTCTAGTTGCTCCTACAGGACTACCGTTTTCATATAATTGACTTCCAACAGTAATACCATAGGCTGAATAATATTGAAACGATGGTTGTGAAGTACACTGAGATAAGCTATAGTCTCCTTGAACAATATCTGTAAAGAAGTCATCCATACCACATTTTGCTAAAGTAGCTGAAGCTTCAGGCTTATAACTAAATCCTGTATTTGCGTCTGAACAATTAAAAAATTTTTCAGTTAAGCTTAAAGTTGCATCTGGAGGACCAGTGGGAGGTACGACACAGTCACAGCAGACATCGTTTAAGTCTGATGTTCCGTAGCATAAAACTTCTTCTGTTGGTTGTCTGTAGTCATATACTAAATATAAGTTAGACCCAGTTGTTGTCATTGTATAATTCCCTATATACTGGTCTGGAGCAAGTGCTACATCTAAAGGTAGCGCTGTTCCTGCTGCGGTTATTAAAGAAACAACATCAGCTGGTGTGGCTGTGTATGTAGTGTTAGTTCTTAAAGCATAAAACTCATTTTGAGTTGGCTGAAAAACAAAATCATCAGTATTCCTTTTGTTGCATATAACTTGAACTGATGCTCCATCAGCTGGTACAACACCTGCTCCTTGTGGCGCAGTAATTGAATCAAACTGACTGATAATAATAAAATCAGTTCCATCAATAAAAGATACTTGCTGTGAATGTAAAGGAGATTGATATGTTCCATCAATCCACCTGTACTCGTTATGTATGTTTTTTCCAACATCAGTTGAGTTGGTTATACATACCTGATATACATTAATAACATCAGCGACAGGACACTTAACGGTAACCTGGATTGTAGCTCCAGCTTTTCCGACTAAAGTTACTTGAGACTCGTTCTCACTCACAATGTTTTTATCAAAAGTAAAAACAGTTGTTCCGTTAGAAATAGTGGTTGTTGGAACAACAGGCAAGCCATCGTATATAACCCCTATACTACTACCTGATGAGTCACTTGCAATAATTTCTATATCTGTGTCTCCAACTAATAACCCTAAGTCTATACAGTATTCAAAAGTTTTATCTTCTGGGAAAGTAAACGTTCTTTCAATTCCACATTCAATACAAACCTCTTCAGATGGAAGCTCTTCATCGCTCATGCTTAAAACATACTCATTCATGTAAGGGTCGTACCCTCCAATTTTTTGTTTATTTATACTGTCTTTAAATCTATCTCTAAACCAAGACCTCATTCCAGACTCAGAAATAACAGTTAGTTTTTCGTTCTGACCTGCTGAGCCTGTTAGTTTAATAACTGCTCCACGTTTTGCGTCTGTAAAATATTTATCATATCCCCATGAACAAAAGCTCTCTGGGTTTCGTGAGATACCATACTCTTCAATTCTAGCTAATTGAGTTCCAAGAACCTCAGGTACAGACGCTATCGTTCCACCTCCTGCCGAGTCACTCAATAAGTTTTTACCTGCTAAGACATACGATATTTTATCTTCTTGAAGAACCAGTATGTCTGTTTCTCTTCCAGATAATTTTTCAATAGGTCCGTAAATATCTTCTAATGGCTTAAAGTTAAGCAAGCCTAAGTTAAATTCATTTAGCTTGTTTACATTACTTTCGTTGTTATAAACACCACTATATGTTAAATCAGAAAAACGATGGGCTTGCCTAAATTCTAACTCAGATGTAGAGGTTGTTCTTTCTCCTAAAGAAAATTCTTTTCCAATAATAGAATCACGTATTCTATAGCTTTCAACTCCATTCCCAAAAGAAAAGCAGTTAAAAAAATCAGTTAAGACAATTGCAGATACTGAGCCTGTTTGATTTTGCACATTACCTTCATGTCTACCTGTTGCTTTGTCAATACTATATACGTCTGCTGACTCATACCATAAATCTGGGGTAGCCTCTCTTGGCTCAGTCTCAAACACCAATGTGTTTTCTGCTCTGAAAACTTCAATATTAGCATCAACACATGCTCTCTTTGAAGTAGCTCTCCCTGTACCTTTACAGGTATTTGTTCCTACTAAACCAAGAATAAGTTGATTAGTTGCAGCGTTACGATGAAACTGCCATTGATATACACACCTGTCTGTAGGCATATTATTAACGTCACTTCCCATTGCTGGGTTGTAGTAGTTTTGATAATACGGTGGTGGGCAATCAGGGTCTCCAGAAACGCTTGCAGCTCCTTGGTCTAACCTAGCCGCTATATTATCTCCATCAAACCATTCTTTAAAATTATCATAATCTTGAGATGCTACTAGTTTTAAATCTAGAACATACTCTCTCTTCTCACACCTGCTCCCTTTACCTCTCCTCAAAAATTGAACATAAAGATTAATTCTTGACCCTGCTGGAAGTGTGTAATCTACAAACTGACCTGGGTTTCCTTCGTCTGCTATATTTACAGGGTAACCAAGCTTTGGATGTCGGTTACCTTTTCTCCTACATGTCCCTATACCTCCTGGTAATATGGTAGGATTATCTCCTTGAGCTACTTGAAAATCATTTGCAATAATCTTCATGTAAGTTCCAGCTGGAATAGGGATTGGGTTTCCACTATCGTCTAGTGGAGGTGGAACTAAAAAATTTTCAGTCTGAGCTTCTTTCTGTAAAACAGTAGCGTACTGACATCTCGATGAGGGACCTGCTGTATCTGCTTTAACTCTAAGCCTGTCTCCTTCTTCAACCTTTCTTGCGTTCTCTCCTTCTAATAAAAAGTAAGTAGCTGCAGTTGAAACTTCATCAATAAATATATTTGTGTATATTGTATTGTAATCCTCAAAATCTGGCTTTAGTACTAGCTTATATCTGTCTGCCCATGAAGGAGCAATTTGAGACGGAGGAATTATAACCTCTATTTTATTTTGTAGCTGAGCCGCTGAGCAGCCAACATGTATTGTATTATTTGGACTTACAAGTGCAGTTGAAGAGCGTCCAAACTCATCCATGTAAACAATCCCTATCTCGTAATCTCTATCACTGTGAAGACTTGTTGGATTTCCTACACCAGAATATTGAGCTTCAGCAAATGATACGCTGTAATACTCATAAACAGTTTGTGTTGGAGCAGCTAAATCATCTACAAATGCCATTGCTGGAACAACAAAGCCTATCTCTGTACTTCCTGGGCTTGTAATTACTTCTATTGGCTGGCCAGCAGAAGTAACACCACTTTCAAACTTAGAAAAAGAATCCAAGTTATTTGGTACTACACAATTCCATTCGTCTGTAACAGTTGTTCCATCACAAGAGGTTTCGTTTCCTGGGACTGGGTCGTATACTGGAAGTATATTTGCAGCTGTACCTATGGTCTGTAAAAACAAAGGGTCTGTTGCTAACTCATAAACGCTATTGAAATCTTGAGGAAGTATAAAAACAAATCCTAAATCTAAGAGTCCTGATGTTTGAGAAGGAAATGGGGTTTGTCCAGTGAAACCAAAATGAGTATATCTAATGTCAAAAAATATAGAAGCTCCAGCAACTAAGTCTAAATTATCTAAATCAAAAAATGCAGCTGAATTAGTTGCGCTAAAGTTTACATCTATACTGTAATTAAAATTCTCTGTCCTGTCTGACACATCCTCAGCGCCAATGTCTTGAGATATTAGGTTGCAATAATACTCTAAGCGTAAAGGGTTTGTGTTTAAATCAAGTAAATCATACCCATCAACATAGTTCCCATAGATAAGCCTATTTCCCATTATTGTTTGAGCCTGAGCTAATAAAGGGACATTGTCAAAAAGCCTAAATAGCTGAGTAGGATTAATTACAGTATATATCTTACTGTTAGAAAAACTTAATTGATATTCTGTATTGTCTGCGTATCCTAGGTTTTCTTTATTAAAAACTTCTATAGACTTAATAACGTTAGAGGTGGTTTCTTTAAATACAACCTCTATAGCTTTAACAAGCGGACCTCCGCTATTGTAAGTTACGTTTACATTATTAAAAATATTAGTCATTCCCTCATTTAAACCTGAGTCTATAGCGTAGTTAAATCCTTTAGGAGTAAACGCTGGTTCTGTAAATTGAGACAATGCAGAATACTCACCATCTTCATACCTATATCTATAAGAAAAAGTTATAAACCTTTCTTCTATAAAGTTTTCTTCGCCAGACAAGTTTGTTAACTGAAATGACGGAGCTGCTACAGGAGGTTTTTTAATAACTAAAAGTTGTTCTTCTAAATCAGGTGAGTTTGAATTATAGTTTCTTTTAATGTTTATAAACCTAGGTTGATTGTAATTGTCTGTCCAAAATAACAAGTCTTCTACTCGGTTAACACCTGTTATTAAAAAATCCTTATTAAAGTTTAAAACAGTTTTTACTGCATCAGCTGTTATAACATGATATGTTAAAAGATTTAACTGAACATTGTAAGAGACTACCATATCTACTATACCAGCGATAGGATGAGCTGGGTCATTAACAAACCAATATAATGTTTCTTTCTGACCGTCTTCATAAGCTCCAATGCATTTAGCCTGAATACTTAAAGAAGTGCCCTGGAAGGATAAAGATGTTAACTGATTATTACCTTTTGAATTTTCAACAGAACCCACCTCAGAATCTTCTGTAGAGCCTAGCCTTATGTTCATAGCGTCAACATACTCCCCATTAGGAAGTAAGCGTTCATCAACGCTTTTATTCATTCGCCCTGCAATAAAATTTCTAGTAGTTTCTGCCATCTTTATTTAATCCACTTATCCATACCTCTGATGTTTTGTATTAAACGACCAGGGTGTATATTACTAATTCTTAGCTTAGCGTTTCTTAGTAGCGCAGAGCTTCTCTTTCTTGCTCTAGCAACAACATATTCTTGCACACCAAACTTGGCGTTTAATATAGAATATTGAACGTAAGCATAAACATGTTCTTCAAAAAGTTTATTAACACTTATTAAAGAATCGTCACCGCTTTCCATTCCGTCAGACACGTATTCTAAAATACATAACTCTCCTGCCATATCTGAGCTAAAGTTTATGACTCCACCTTTTTTGTTTATTGAAAAAGTTGGATTAGAGTTAGCTGTCTCTGTATTTAATCCAAACTGAGCGCCAATCCCATAATCAAAATACCAATCCCCATCTACGCAGTATCCCTCCCTGTTGTTGTAAGGGCTCTGCTGGTTAAGATAAATACTTTTTTTAGTCCCCTCTATTCTTTGAAGGTCGATTGTAGACGTAGAAGGCTTTAAAATGTTTCCGTTATGGTCAAACAATATTCTGCATTTGTTGTCCTGAAGATATGCGTCACTCCAGTTTGTTTGAATGTTCTCTGTTAACGGCCTAAGAACACCGTCTTTATATAAGGAAATCCTAACCCAGTTTACGTAGTCTGGTGGGAAAACATATCTTAATGTATCACAAACATCTAGCTCAAGAATTTTTATTTCTTTAAAAGCATCATAATTTAACTCTTGTATCGCACGCTTTGCGTGAAACAACACCTTAAATCTGTCTTCATTATTTATCAAGCTGTGATTTCCAGCGTACATTAACATAAAGTTATTGACGATGTCATATAAGCTTACGTATTGATATGAGCCCCAATTAGCATCTTCTGTATTAGGGTTTCCTGTATTTTCGTAGTATTGATATTCGGTTAAGTATGCCATTATTGTTTTTCGTTTTCCGTTTCTCTTATCTCCATTGATTGACCAAACTGTATTGCCTGAACCTCTCTAATTGACATACCTGCATACTGTAGAATTTTATTCACCAGTGTAGGTTCCTCTTCAATTGGTATTTCAAAATCCTGATATAAAGAATTTGAAGGATTAAAAGATGGCTCTCCCCCTATCAGCTGAGCGTATGTCCACTTTGGGTCTTTAGGGTATCTTATGTACTGACACAAGATTCTACCAGCAGAGGTTAATCCTGAGTTTGTAACACTAGCTCCCCACTGAAAGTCTTGAGGGTATACTTGAAGAACATTTGCATCCTGTGCATACGCTGGAAACAATTCAGTTGGTTTTGTTAGGTTAGACATATTAAGCTGTGTAATCTTTTTGTTTGAAACCTTCTCACACTCATTAAGACCAGCTGTTACGCTAAGTATAGTATATGACGCTGGAGATGATGTAAATATATTCGCATCCAATATTAATGTTGTCGTTGCAGAAGGAGTTAAGTATCTTACGTTAGCTGTGCTTCCAGTGTCTAAATTAACAACAACATCTCCTGGCTTTACTCCTGCAGAAAAAAAGTTTTGAGTTGAATCAATTAACTCGTTAGGGGATACCAAAGTGTTAGTGCTGTTTTCTACTAAATATTTAGTTAGTAGTATTACTTTATTAATAAGGTAGTAGTTAGAACCTGTAGTTGCGGTAGTTGGCACGCTATATGTTGATGTAGCGGATGGAGATATAATAGCTTCATTGCTTCCATTAAGGTACACAGGCACAAGATATTCTTGTTCTGAAAATATATCTATTGCGTCTTCATATATGCTTTTTATGTTTGCCAATCCAGTCCCTGATTGCCTAGCATTTTCTTTATTTACTTGATAGTTATATTGATAGAAATAATCTTCAAAAATATCTAACTGGGCCTGCTTGGCGTATAGGTTAAAATCACTAGGGGTAATATATCCGTAGTTATTTTTATTTAGAACCGACAGTACAGTTTCTCGTACTGAATTAATTATGCTCATCTGTCATTTTATTTACTACAAAGATAAGCAAAAAAAAAGAGGATGCATTTTTGCAGCCTCTTCTTAATCAAGTTGGAGTAATCAGCTCCTTATTATTATGAACACTTCGATTACAAAAGTAATGATTATTTTTTGTTATCCAAGTTTTTTTCAAGAAATTTTAATACATCAATAC